TATATGGCATAACAAAGTGGTTGACTTATTACATATTAGGTGTAGCCTGCGGCTAACCCGCCCAAGGGTTAGTCCCATGTAAAGGTAGTGAGGATAACCTATGAGCAAAGTAAAAATAAGATCACTGGAAGGTGTAGAAGAGTATGCATCAACTAGGCCATATGCATGTGAGACATGCTGCAGTTTAATACAGGTTGGAGACCCAACACTTTTGGTAGTGTACTTAACAGACCCAAAGTTTCTAACAGGCTTAAAAGAATTAGATGATGAAAGCGAGGAGATGGGTTCCTACCTATTCCATCATCACTGTGCAGACTGCGGAGAGATCTTCAGGATCAAGCACAATGTTTAGCTACAAAGAACAGGTCAGCGTTGTTCAGAAGATCAAGCTGGCTGAAGGTGAACACAAAACACTTACCTGTCCCTTTTGTGGGGGCAGGAACAAGTTCACGTTAGACCGGTTCGATGGTGTGCTGGTCTGGAACTGCTTCCGAGCCTCTTGCAATGCCAAAGGTAGCCTTCGGGGTAAGCGTGATATTACAGCACTGAGGAACTACGTCAGCGGCACACCTACGCAGCGATCAGTTAAGAAGCTTAACCCACTACCGGCTATGACCGTATCTGTGAGTAAGCATGAACCCGCTGTTAAATACTTAACAGATGTAAATTCTCTTGACGCATACGAATCAGGTAGGATTAAAGTTAGATACCTTCCAACAGAAAACCGTGTTCTGTTTTATACAAATGATGGAACAGGTGCTGTGGGTAGAGCGTTGGATGGTAGACTGCCTAAATGGTGGAAGTACGGCGACACAACTAAAGGTATAGCTGTTGGTTCAGGTGAACATGCTGTTTTAGTTGAAGATATTGCTTCTGCTGCATCCGTTAGTAGAGTGTCGGGATTAGTGGGATATGCTTTACTAGGTACTAATCTAACTAAAGATATAAAGGGTCACTTAACTAAGTACAAAAAAATAACATTAGTTCTTGACAATGATGCGAGTAGTAAAGCAGTATACCTTGGTAGTAAGCACTCGTTAATAACAAATGTCAGATTAACAATGGAGGATCTGAAATGGCTGACACCAAACCAAATAACAACAATAATAAGTTGAAAAGCTTATTTAAGTGGCCTGAATTAATTACTCGTACCAGTTATGGCGAAACAAAATACAGCGTTTCAAGTTTTATGCTATGCTATTGGGACGGTGTACCAAATGAATTAACACTATTAGATAAAATCGTTAATAGACCTAGTGGACCGCCTTATATACATATATGAAAAATAGCGGCGCAGTGCGATTGCTGCGTAAACAATATATCCGTCTAAGTTCATAATACAGACGTTAAACTAAAGGGAATATGAAAATGAAAGCTCGAGGCATCGTAGTAATTGACTACGACATTGATGGTGGCTTTAGAGAAGCTGCAGAGGAACAAGCACGTTTAGAAGAAGCAATCGCTGCGATTGTTAAAGGTAACAAACGTGTCGTATTCCATCAGGTAGATATGAAGGAACGCCGGGGAGACCAAAGCCCTGACATCAGCAAGATGAAGTTCCGTCAAAACTAACTGTTCTTACAACACAATTTAAATAAAGACCCTCAGTCGAAAGATTGGGGGTTTTTTTATTTCTGCTAGGTGTTATTCTAGGTGGCACAATTAAAACCATTGAGGACGCAGACCTATGGAGCAGCAACTTATAAAAACACTACTGAATAACGCCACTTACCTAGAGAATCAGGCTAACTTACGGCGAAGTTTATTCAGCGAAGATTTCGCAGACATCTACGATCTGGTTAAAGAGGCCCACGGCAAATACGAACACGATATAAGCCCGGACGAAGTGTATAGCCTGTGGCTGTCACAGAACCCTGTGGCAACATCCGCAGAGATCCACGAAGTGCGTGATGTTGTGGACCAGATCAAACATGCAGAAGCTATAAGCTCTGACATAGCATCTGACGTAATCAATAACCTATGGCGTAAGGACATAGGGCGTGAGGTAGCCAATCTAGGCATCAACATGTCTGAGGGCGATCCCTCTGCCCTACGGCGCTTACAGACGCTCCTAGAGCGCATCTCAGACAGCTACATGCCAGATGATTTTGGGGATGACATCACCGATGACATTTACGAGCTACTGGCTGAAGTATCCGACGATAATAAGTTCGCATTCAACATCTCTACGCTGTCCCGTCATCTGTACGGCCTTGGTGGTGGTGACTTTGCTATTGTAGCTGCACGGCCCGAAACAGGTAAGTCAGCCTTCATGGTTAGCATCTGCGCTGCACCCGGTGGGTTCTGCAGCCAAGGGGCCAAGGTTCTGTATCTTGGAAATGAAGAAAAGAGCATGCGTACCAAGCTTCGTGCGGTGCAAGCGTGTTCTGGCATGACCCGTGAGCAAATCGCACAGAAGCCTGACTTAGCAAATTCTGTTTACATGAGCATCAGGGATAAGTTAATCTTCAAGGACACGCAGGATTGGGATTTGGATAAGATCAACGCCTACTGCGAGCGAGTGAAGCCAGACATCCTGATAATCGATCAAGCTGATAAGGTTCATATCGCAGGCAACTATAACTCTTCGCATGAACGTATCCGTGAGTTGTATCGCAGTCTGCGTGAGGTAGCCAAACGGCATGACTGTGCCGTGATTGCTGTGTCACAAGCATCCGCCGATGCAGAGGGCAAGACCCGCATCGATTTCTCCATGTTGGAAGGCTCCAAGACGGGCAAGGCTGCGGAAGCAGATGTGATCATCGGTATCGGTAAGGCCGCAGGTGGCGGTGATGATGAACAGAACACTGAGCGTTGCTTGTACATATCCAAGAACAAGCTCTCAGGCTTCCACGGGGCCATTTACTGCAAGATAGAGCCAGAGGTAAGCCGCTATGCTGAGTGAGGATGATCTTAGAGAATTTTACGAAGAGCTACTGAAAGACAGTCAGAAGCGTAGAGATTCTAACAACGAAACGAAGCAGAAGCTTATCAATCGTCAGATAGATCTCCTGCAGGAAATGATCCTAAACCAGAACAAGCTCTGGAAGCTGTGATGGGGAAGCGATCTGATTTTCAGAGACTGCCACGGGACTTCTACAAGACCCCGGCGGCGGCAGTAAAACCGCTAGTACCACACCTGCAGGAAGTTCAATCTTTCTGTGAGCCTTGTGCAGGTGACGGTGCTTTAATCAAAACCTTAATCGATGCAGGTCTAACATGCTCTGCGGCGTATGACATACATCCAATGAGCATTGAGATAGAGTGTCTGGATGCTCTGGATCTAAGTGAGCCGCATCTAGGGCGCACGGATGTTATAATTACAAACCCACCTTGGGACCGTAAGATCCTGCACCCGATGATCGAAACCTTCTCAAACTTGCGGCCTACATGGCTCCTGTTTGATAGCGATTGGGTCCACACAAAACAGGCAATGCAGTTCCTTCCCCGGCTTCGCAGGATCGTAAGCGTGGGGCGGGTTAAGTGGTTCGATAACACCACCGGCAAGGACAACTGTAGCTGGCATCTGTTTGACCGGCACGACCCAACAATAACAACAAAATTCTATGGGCGGATAAAATGAAGAAGATACTAATTCTGGATTTAGAAACAACGGTACAAAGACTTGATGGTAAAATAGACAACGCACCCTTCAACCCAGATAACAGATGTGTTTCTGCACACTATTGCTGGCTGGGTGAGCCTGTCCAAACACTGATATTCCACCACAATGATAAGCCTAACCCTGATAGCCCAGCGCCTCTGCGTGAAGCTCTCAAGCAGGCTGATGTGATCGTAGCACACAACGCTAAATTTGATGTGATGTGGTTAATGGAAATGGGCTTCAGTATACCAGATCGTGTATACTGCACCATGATAGCTGATTACGTCTTGGCTAAAGGACAGCGTGAGCAATTGTCGCTGAAAGCTACAGCAGAGCGCAGGGATGTAACACGCAAGAAATCTGATCTTGTAGACGAACTATTTAAGGGCGGTACGGGATTTGAGGCTATGCCGCTCGACACCGTGATTGAGTATGCAGAAGCTGATGTAATTGCCTGCGGTGAAATATACGAATCACAGCAAGAGGACTACGCAAAGCCAGAGAATCAGAGCATGCAGAGCGTGGTCACTATGATGAACGAAATGCTTTTGTTCTTGGTTGAGATTGAGCGCAATGGCGTGAAGATCGATAAGGCTGCGCTTAACAAAATCGAGGCACACTTCAGAGAGCGTTATAACTATTGTAACAACCGTCTGGATGAAATCACGGAAGAGGTCATGGGTGACAAGCCCTATAACCTTGCAAGCGGTACAGATCGTTCTGAGATCATCTACTCACGGGGTCTAATAAACAAAGACCTGCACATTAAGATGTTCAACATCGGAACGAATGCTGACGGTAAGCCTTTGTATCCGCCCCGGATGAACCGCAAAGAGTTTAATGATGCGTACCGTTCAAACACCAAGGTGTTGCACAAAACTGATGTGGTATGCTGTGACCCCTGCGATGGCAGAGGCTTGATCCAGAAGTACAAGTCTGTGACCAGACAGAAGCTGGGTAAGAAGTACAAGGTGCAGGGTGAACCGTACAAGAACCTGTCCAAGTGTCCTGCGTGTGCTGGTGTAGGTGCCTTCTATGTGCCTAATGGAAAGGTAGCAGGTCTCAAGCTCAACCCTACCGGCCCCAGTGATGCATCCTTTAATGGCTTTAAGACAGACAAGCACACGATCAAGCTTCTGATCGAACAGGCCCGGAGAAAGCGCAATGACCTTGCAGTAGAGTTTCTGGAACTGATGTCAGAAGCGAGTGCTGTTAGCACCTACCTAGATAGTTTCATTGCAGGTATCGAAACATGGACCCGCCCAGACGGTATTCTGCATGCACAGTTTAACCAATGCATCACTGCCACAGGTAGATTGTCTTCTACCGCACCTAACCTGCAGAACATGCCCAAGCGTGGCTTTCCTGTGCGTGAGGCTATGGTGAGCCGCTTTAAAGACGGGTTGATTATTGAGAGTGATTTTAGCGGTCTAGAATTTGTTATGGCTGGGGAACTATCCCGTGACCCTCAGATCATTAAGGACGTTCTCGAAGGCAAAGACCTACACAAGCAGACAGCATCAATTATTTACCAGTGTGAGGTATCTGAGGTCACTAAGGACCAGAGATCCCAGTCGAAGGCCTTTAGTTTCGCACCCATTTATGGCGGGACAGGGCTACAGTACGAGGCCCATATATCTCAGTATTTCCGTGAGTTCTTCACTATCTACAAAGGCCTTGGTGCTTACCACAAGAAGCTCACAGATGGTGTACTCAAGACCGGCCACATCCAGATCTTCTCAGGGCGACAGTTTTACTGGCCTAATGAGGAACGGCGCAAGAACGGACGCACAAAGCACTACACCCAACAGGTGAACTACCCTGTGCAGTCTGCAGCCACCGCTGACATTGTGCCACTTAGTTGCATCAGAGCCTTCCGCAAGTTCAAGGAACTTAACCTGCGCTCTAAGCTTGTTCTGACGGTACATGATTCTATTGTGGTAGATACCCACCCCGATGAAGAGGAGCAGGTCAAAGAGGTGCTGCAGTGGTCTATGGAGAAGGTCACAGATGAAGCAAAAGAGCTTTGGGATTATGACTTTATTCTGCCTCTAAAGATTGAAACATCCCGTGGCAAAAATTGGCTGGATCAAGTCGAATATGATTGACTACTGCCACTTAGTAATGCCATACTGTAGTTCCAATCAACAGAGGATCGAATCGAGATGAATGATCTTACAAATGTAAATCAACAAGACCTACAGGCAATGAATGAACTGCTAGGCACTCAGGTAACAGGCGGCACTGGTGGAGCGATTGTTCGTGTACCTGAGCTTAAAATAAACTCACGCTCACGGGACAAGGATACTAAGAAAGCTATCCCAGAAGGCTCCTACTTTCTGACCAACATGGAACAGAAGGTGTACGGTGAGAACGTCACGTTTCGCCCGTTAGCTACGCACATTCAATACTTTCATTGGGATGAAATTGACGGGAAGCGTACACTGGTGAATAAGTCTATCGCCATCCCAAGCCCCCGTGATGAAGCCCGTGACATTAAAGGCGGTATCGCCTGTGGTTACCCTTCATGGGAAACGCTTCAGGAAATGGATTATGCTGACGCTAAAGTGTATAAGTCCATGAAGCATCGTGTCACCCGTGGGCTTGTAAGCTACGATGGTGAGACCGCCGATGGTGAGAAGGTTTCCATTGAGAACCAGCCTTGCATCATGTTCCACAAGAACAGCACGTTTGGCGGCTTCTGGAACGGCTATATGAAGAACCTGCCCAAGGGTTCTAACATCTATGAGTATGAGACTGAAATGGGTGCCGACTACAACGAAAACGGCTCCGTGGTTTGGTACACGCCTTTCTACACAGTAGATCTATCCAAGAAGCTGGATATGACCCAACAGGTGTTCGATACCATGTCTGTCTTTGCGCAAGCCATCAAAAAAGAGAACCAAGAAATTGATGCCAAATACTTCACGGCAATCAAAGAAGGTTCGCTTGATAGCAAGGCAATGAATGCACTGAACATCGAAGACAGTCTCGACGACGACTTCGTAGATGTAGCCTGATGCTGCAATCCAAACTGGATGCAACAAATGACAAACTTTCCAATGATGAATTTGATGGTCTAACCATTGAGGACAGTTGGATAGAAGAGGCAGGCGAAGAGTTTAAGGCGGCTCTTCGCAAGCAGCTTACTCCGCAAGACAGAGATTTTCGTCTGCGGATGTCAAACATCGGGAAGCCTCTGTGCCAGCTACAACATGGCGCAATGGGTTCTGAAAAGAAACGCAAGTCAAAGAACTTCAAGGTTCAGATGATGATTGGTGACGCTGTAGAGTGCATCACTAATCTGATCTTAAAGGTCGCAGAGGTTAACATTACCGGTGGTAAAAACCTTGTTAAAATGGAGTTCGGCTCAGTCACCATCAAAGGTGAAGATGACATAGAAATTGATCATAAGATCTATGACGTTAAGTCCTGCAGCCCCTTCGCTTTCGACAAGAAATGGTCGCACGGCTATGAGGCTCTAAAGGAAGACGACCCATTCGGTTATATCGGTCAGCTTACCGGATATGCCCAAGCCCAAGACAAAGATCTAGGTGGCTGGATTGTCGTAAACAAGTCTACAGGTGCAATGCTTGCAGTAGAAGCGGATGTGTCTCCAGCGGAGAAATCATTCAATCTGTTCAAGATGAAAAGCACAGTGGACAAGGTCACTAGCGGAGCGCCTCTGGACCGGCAGTTTGATCCAGTGCCTGATAAGTTCAATCGTAAGCCTACGGGCCTAAAGCGATTGCCTATGTCCTGCAATTTCTGTGACTTCACTCAAGCTTGCTACCCCAAGGCAGAGTATAAACCCCACCCCATGTCGAAGGCCAAAGAGCCGCCTTCATACTGGTTCGTTGAGGATTAAGCATGGCGATAAAACCTCAGTCTGCAAAGGCTAAGGGGCGGCGTCACCAGCAATGGGTAAGAGATAAAATACTAGCTCTGTTTCCGAAATTGGAAC